TTACAGGATTAACACGCGACTTTGGTTTTTGTAACGTAGAGAACGGCTACATAGATGAGAACTCAGGTAAATTAAAGATTGACCCAGGCGATTATGGCTGGGCTCACAGAGCAATATCAGACGAAGATTATCAAAAACATTTAGATGGCAAAGTATCAATAGGACTGCAACCTTGTGATGATGAGGGCACCTGTTCGTTTGGAGCAATAGATGTAGATCCAAAAGATTATTCTGATTACAACCTAGGCAAATTTTTAAAAGTCATAGAAGATAAAAAATTACCTGTCATACCAATTAAATCTAAAAGCGGTGGACTGCATGTATATATTTTTACAAAAGAAAAAGTACCTGCAACATTAATAAGAGAAGTATTACAAAATTTATTATTCTTGTTTGGTCTATCATCTAAAACTGAAATCTATCCTAAGCAAACTAAATTAGGTAAGAATCAAAACGGAGAGAAGACTGTAGGTAGCTTTATCAACTTACCATACTTTAAAACTACAGAGCGTAGAGCTCTTAAACCTGATGGCAGCCACATAGAATATAAAGACTTTTTAGAAGTCGTCAAAGTTAATTTACAAACAAAAGACTCATTAAAAGAATTAATAAATAGAAAAGTAAACGATGAGTTAAAAGGTGGACCTGATGATCTAAAAGATGGACCACCATGCCTACAGGTTATCTGCAAACAGATACAGGAATCAGGAACCAAACTAAAAGATGAAAGAGATAGATTTTTATTTAATTACATGGTGTTTGCTAAAAAGAAATATCCAGAGTCTTGGGACAAAAAAGTATTACAGGCAGCAAGAGATTTTATACAGTACGATGAAATATGGGGTGATGAAAAAGTAAAAGACAAAATAAAATTTTGGAAGAAAGATACAGCGGGTCATACTTGTTATGATTTACCCATCTCTGCATATTGTGCAAAAGGTGTATGCATTAAAAGAAAATTTGGTATAGGTAGTAACAGAGATACACACTGGCCACAATTATCTAATTTAATTAAAATAACTTACAGACCTGAACCAGAATATTTTTTTGATGTAGAATTAGGTAACAACGATGTAGTGCAGGTCCACGCTAAAAACATAAGTCGTATGGATGAAGTAAAACAAATGCGTAAACTGGTGGCTGATAGTACAAGTATCTTTCCACCAATAATAAAACAAAACGAATTTCAAAAAATACTGGAAGGATTGTGGGCAACTAAAAAAGATATGCCACCACCTATAGGAACCAACCCTATAGAAATATTAAAAGAAGCTTTGATAGAATATGTAAACGGACCAGAGGCAACAACTAACACTGCATTTGAAAGTGGATCAGTATTGATAGAAGAAGATCATTACTATTTTATATTTCAAAAATTTTATGAAGAATTAAAACGAGGAGACTGGACTCAGAAAAGAGATAGGAC